ATAGCAAGATCAAAGGCAACTTGTAATTTTCTATATTCTTTTTCTTGATCTTTCAAGACTTGTAGATAATCTTGTTCCGCTTTTTTTAGTTGACCAATTATAGTCACGAGGTCTTTTTTACGTTGCTCGTAAGCAATGTCAGTTATATCTCTATTCTTAAGGCTTTGCTCTAACGATGCTAACGCCATCTCATATTGTTGAAGGTCGGCAGTAATTCTTGACCCAACGGGACCTAACTGTTTATTAATTAGCTCCTGTTCTTGCTTCATTAAATCCTGCTCTCGCCGGTTAAATTCAGCTACAGATCGGTCGTTTCCTTTTGCGCTTGCAATTGTTCTTTCTGCTCTGACTAAAGCTAAATTATTTCTGATTTCTTGTAATTCAGATGAAAATTGCTTGCTACCTGAAAAATTGGATAAAGTTTTTTGATATTCTTTGAGATTTTCAACTCCAGTAGCGAGAGATTTATCAATGTTTTTTATATCTGCATCAAGTTTTTGTATCGCGTTATTTAGCTTATAATTATAAACAAAACCTCCTGTTAGAACATTAAAAAACTTTTCTCCTCCAGACAATTCCATGTTAGGCAAAAAGCTTGTTAAGCCTTTGCGATTACTGTTATCGGTTTTGTTTTGCCAAGCATCAAGAGCTTTTTTAGACTCTTCTAGGGTTCTTACAGCTTGTTTTAGTTCTTCGCTACCAGCATTTAATGCGTTATAAACAAATTGAATACCAGTTATCACCGCAGTAGGGATAATCAATGCTTTAATTAATCCTATTCCTGCTAAAGTAGCAAGGTTTATAGATACTTTTAATCTACCCATGGCTGTAGCTGTAGATAGAGATGCTACTCCGGCAGTTTGTAAGGATGCACTCATGGCAGCACTGACAACGGCTCCTAGCCGACCCGCTGCCGCAAATTGCATGACTGATTTTCCTAAAAATCCCATGACTGACAGTAACCCAGCGGCTCCCACTGATGCCACCGTCCCTAGATTGTTATTTAAGGTACTCAAGACGGCATTTAATGCCTGTAAAGCAGGGTAAGCAACTACTCCAATTTTTTCCCCTAACTGCATTTGAAGCTGTTCGGTATTGTTCTGGAATCGAGAGATTTCCGATTGTAAAGTTTCAGTAGAAAGAGAAAGGCCTCCAGCACTCATCCGTTTATATTCAGCCGCTAACCGAGGCAAAACATCTTGTACCAAAAGATTGCCTGCTGATGCTTGTTGATAAAATTGGGCGGTGGTTAACCCCATTGATCGGGCGGCTACGTTTAAAGAGTCGTTTAACCCTCCCGACTCGCTCAATTGCTGCGTGAATTCTTCAACGGAAACAACAGCTTTAGAGGCTATTTGCCCGATAGCTCTAAAAGATTCAGCTTGCTGTTGGGCATTGGTTTGTCGCGCCGATAATGCCTCTTGGAATCCTTCAAAAATATTATCTGCCTGCGCTTGCAGTGGAGAATCAGTAGTAAGTAATTTGAATCTGCTATAAGCAATAGCGGATTCTTTAAAGGATATTCCTAATTTGTCAGCCCTTGCCACTAAAGCGTCAAGAGATTGTTCTACGTTGCCTACACCAGCAAGATTTAAATTTAATTTAATTCTTTGTAACTCAGTAAAAGCAAGTAAAGAATCAGTAACAGCTTGTTGAATCCTAAAAGGAATATCGTAAATAGCAAAAAATAGAGGTCGTAATAAATATTCTGCTCCTTTGAAAAGAGCAAATCCCCCAATTGCCGCTATAGCACCCTTACGAAGATTAATCATACCTCCTGTAGCGGCATTAAGTTCTTGGTCGAGAGTTCTGAGTGCTTTGCCACCAACCGAGAGGAAATTAATAAATCCGTCCGCTTGGGCAATAACAGCTTTTAGTCCGCTCACGATACCGTTTGTAAAACCACTAGAAACGCCCGCCTCTTCAATACTATCGAGAGCGTTGAAAATGTTGTCTCGTTTTTTATTCCAGTCGTCAAGAATTTCTTCTCTTGTTGTTTTTGGACGAGCGATGACGGTAGCTCGCTTCATCACTTGAAAAGCGCGGGGAGAAGCGAAAATTCCCGTGTTCATCGAGCCTTGAATCTCGTTAATAGCCGCTAGGCGTTCCCCTCGGTCTAGTCCCATTTCTTTAAGGGCTTGAAGGATCGCTTTTCGGGCTTCTTTTGACCTCATGCCGACAAAGAAAGTAAAATCGCTTACTTCTTTATCGAATTGAGTCTCTAGCCTTAATCCGAAGCGAATATGACGCGCCCCTAACGCTAATCCTTCATAAAAAAACCGCATTGCTTTCATCGCTTTTTTAGACGGCGAAGCATTCCCTAATCCTTTATTTGTTGCATCAACTATTTCAATTGCAGTTTGATAGGCTATTCTTTTGGCATCGTCGCTGTTTATTCCTATTTCTAAACCTTTCTCAAAATTATTGGCTCCTGCTTTACCAGCAACAAGCATTAGTTCTGACATATCAGCGCCGATTGATTTAACAATTGTTCGCAATTTTGACTGCTCGTCAAGGAGTAATGCGCTTAACTCAAAAAATACATCTTTTTTCTGTGTGCCGCTAATTATAGATTGCCAAGCTTTATACAACCTTTCAAATTCTGCAATGTTTTGCTTAAAGCTCCCTGGTATTATTCTTTCTTGTGCCATTTTGTCATTGCCAAGCATTTTATCAATATCACTAGCATTAGGTTTGTTTACTAGAATAGTGTCATGCAATTCTACTCCTTTCTGCGAAGCTAGTTCTATTACATCATTTTCGAAAGGTTTGGCGGTATGGCGATTATCTCCCCTTTGATTACTCCACCCAAAAGCTCCTGCTTTCGTTAAAAGAAAATCGTCCCACAATTGTCCTTCTACACCATAAGTGAACATATCTCTCGGTTGTTCACCTATTTTATGTTTTTTGAAAAATTCTGGAATATTTACATCTTTTAAATATTCGCGAGTTTCATTATAGCGGCCTTGCCCACCTCCACGGTATTCCCCAGTTTTATCATAGTGGCTGTATTTACTTGCACCACGTCTAAAGGAAGCTAGGCTGTCACCAGGATGGAGAAACATTTTATCGGGATTAAATAACCCTTCTAAAGCTACTGGCTCAAAACCTCCGTAATTATAGACCGCCAATTCTGTTTCTGATTGTGTTCGTGGAAAAGCGTTTCCTTTCCAGACACCGTCTCCAATGAATTTATTAGCTGCGTTTTGATGCCACAACCCGTAAATAGGATTGACATTGCTAGAAATATCATCAGGTCGCATCTGAGATTCAACTTCTTGCCTTAATCCTCTGTCTTTATTGCTATTAGGATGTAAAGCTTGATAACCATCTTCTAAAATACTTTCTAGGTGTTCTCTTTTGGCATAAATTAAAAATTTTGCGTCTTGTTTTTGATTAAGTTGCAATCGTTTATTTACGTCTTGAAGAAACTTATCAAAAAATTGTACATACAATTTTGCTTGTTCTTTTGTTCCTATTTCAAGCCCTCTTATCAAATTTCTACCCGCTTCTTTCCCTTTCCAAGATGGCGAAGCATTCCCCAGCCCTTTATCAATTTGATCTACTATTTTAAGAGCGTTTTGATAGGCGATGTCGCTTGCGCTAGTATCCTTTAATCCCTTAGCTAAACCTTTGTTGAGATTTTTCCCTGACTCCAAACCACCTTTAGCAAGAATTTGTGTCTGTAAATTATCAACTGACTGTAAAAAGCCACTTAATGATTTATTAATATTTGTTGTGTTAAATTCAGGATTAGCTCTTAACGCTGTAATTCCCTTTTTAACTTTTTCTAATTGAAAATAAAGACGTTCTAAAGATTGGATATCTTTAGTAGTATTAATTTCTTGACCAATGTTTTTTATGCCAATGCCAATTCTCTTAGTAAAATCAGCAGGAATTTCTGTAGATGCAATCTGGAATCCACTAAGTTCTTTTTTCCCTAATTTTGTTCTATCACTTGCTTTTGTTGTTAATAAAAGCCGAGTTAGTTGGTCAGGGTTAAATTTTTCAGTCAACGATTTCCATATTTCCTCTTTTCTGGCTCCTGCTCCTGATGCTGGTACGTCAATTCCCTGATTTCTAGCCAATCCTCGTAATTGTTTTACCGTGTAATATTCTGGGTTAATTGCCTTGATGTTAGCTGGAATAGGGTTACTTGCTGGGAAGACTCTCTCATCAAAATATGGAGTTATTTCAGTGGTAATCAAAGAATCAGCTTTATTCTTTGCCGCTTTTAATGCTTTCTGGGTTTTACCCTCAATTTTTTGCTGTTCTTCTTTGCTAATTAATTTAGGAACATTACTGGTAGCCGCTCCCAAGAGTCTCTTAACACCTTCACCGGCCATTAACGCCGATCCAGCAACTGCTCCCCCCTGCGATAGGACGCTGATAGTGCCGTTAGTTATTTCGGTTACAAGCTGCACTACTGCTTCCGTTAGCTGTTGTCCCACTCCAAACGGCAAGCCGCTAAAAGCTTGAGTCATTTGTGTGGCTACGGCTTGGACCATTCCCCGACCGCCAGCACTCATCGCCCCTGCAAGAATATCTCGCATAGTATTGACAACCGTGGCATCTAGCCCCATCGGGAGAGCGTGGAGAGCGGCGGCTCCCATAGCAGCCGTTCCCCCTACCTGAATAGCTTTTTTACCTATTGCAGCACCAGGTAAAGCCATTACTGGACGCTCGATCGCTTTTAAGACCGCATAAACGACTTGACCAAATTTAACAACGTCAAGAGATGTGTCTCGGAAAGCTTTTGAAAGTAGAAGGCTTGCTGTTTTTAATTCTCTTACAAGAGTTAATTGTAGTAATTCTGCAAAATCTTCATTCCCGCTAAGGTGCTGAATTTCTCCCGATTTATCAGGAGTACCAAGTCGTGAAGCTAAAACATCTTCTAATTTTAATTTAGCTGTAGCAGCTAAATCATTAAGTTTTTGTGGTTGATTATCTAGAATTGGTTGTTCTTTTTTTTGTTCGGGAGTATCTATTTTTGCGAAAACAGTTTCTTTAGTAGGCAAAGAAAAATCACCAACGATTTGCTTTAATAAAGTTGGTGTATATGAACCTAATGGAATTGCTTCTCCTGTTACTACAGGGGAAAGAAGAGTTTCATTAATTTCTCTTTTCTGAGGGATAATGGCTGATTTTTGTCTGGCATTAGAATCAGAAACTTGAGTAGCAAAAGGTTTTGAGTAGCCAGATTGAACTGCGCCTATTATTTTAAAAGGATCCATCAATCCGTAATAGTCAGAATCAATGATTGCTCGTTGAATAGTAGTAATTCTATCGTTAAATTTATCACTGCTAGTCGGATTAACTTTTGCATTTCCAAGATCAATTGAAGTAATTCCACCTTGTGCAAAAAATACATTCCCTGCAGCTAAATCATTATGAACAACACCCATTTCCTGTAAGGATGCTCCAAGTTGTCCTACTTCCCGATATAGAATAGATGCGGCCTTATTAAAACGATTGCGTTCTTTTTTAGCAGATGATTGTAATTCTTTGGTTAATCCTTTTAGCTCTTTGATTTTAGTCGCATCTTTGTTGTCTATGGCTAACTCTAATGCTTTATTAGCTTCCTGTATTTTTTGCTGAATTTCTTTGTAAGGACGTGCAATTCGATCAAGTATTTCTTTTAAAGGACGACCTTGTGTTCTTTCAGTAATTAAAGCCTGACCTGGAACTGCTTTGTACAATAAAGGAGACAAACGACCTTGTAATTTCTCATAAGCCTTAATTTCATCTTCTGACGCAATTTTTGTCGCTCCTATTGGGTCAAGATCAGTTTTATAAACAAGATTATCTGAAAGAAGAGCAACGGCTCCAGACATTCCTGTACCAATTTTTTTGATTTCAGAAATACCAGGAAGAATTTCTTTACCTACGGCGTTAAGAAGTTTGTTGTAAGCTAAAATAGCTGATTGCTTTTTCAGAAAAATTTCAGGAACAGTAACCTGTAATTGTTTTACTTCTTCTTCTTTTGGTAGTGTTGATGTGTCAAGGCGTGTATTTAAAAAACTTGCTAATTCCCCAGAAAACTCATCAACTTCAAAAGTTTTTATACTGTCTTTGGTTTTTTGCGATAATTTTCCTCCTGTTTTGATAAATTCATCAGCAACATCAGCTATTTTTCTGTATGCTTCAACAATTTTTTTTGTATAAGTTGCACCGAACGTACTTTCTTCAGAAGTAAACCATGGTATTGTTTCGGTTCTAATCTTTTCTGTCCGTCTTTTAACTTCATTAGGCTCTAAATTTCCAGCATACCAGCTAGGAGTATCAGCAAGTTTTCCTGATTTAAATTCTAATAATGCTCTGTTTATACTTTTTGCTTCTTGTTGATATTTTTGATACCCGGCAAAATCTTGAGGATTTTCTGGTAAATTTGCACCCCCTTGTCTAAATTTTTTAGCTATAAATGGAACTAAAGGTTCCATTAAACTTTTTAAAGCTTGTGACACAGGCTGTAATTCTTTTGTATCAAAAGAAGATATAAGACGAAGCCCTTCAAAAAACTTTGCAATAAATCCTTCTACGCTTACGTTAGGACTGCCACTGCTGTATCCTTGCAAGAATCTATGATAAGGTAGAGTCTTATCAAATTCCCCTGTTTCTTTAAGTGACTTTAATTGTAGAGTCGATCCCAATACTTCATATAGCTTATCGCCGGCATGAACAACTTTTGATTGTTGACCTGAGGTCATATCTGGCTGTTCAGCATTAATAGTCTTATAAAATAAATCTAGAAAAGGTTGTTCTTTAAATAAATGTTTTTGGTGGTGATTTGATAGCCCAAAAGGAGTATTACTTTCAATCGAGCGGAATTGGTTAGTATTGACTCCAATTCCTAATAACTTGGCAAAACCGAGAGGGTCGCCACTCAGTAATGCTGCATTAAATCCTTTAGGTGTATTTTGAGTAAAATTAAGAAAGGGATAAGCCATGGCTAATGCGTGTGGCTGCATTCCTAAATATGATGCTGTTTGAGCATACTGAAGGTTATCTGCTCCTCCTAAAGAATAGCTAACAACACTGCCTTTTTTACCCTGTTCTTCAGCTAATCTGGTATTGGCTATTGCTTGCGCTGCGGCTGTAGAATAACCAAACGGGTTAATAGCGTTTACTACCTGCCGAAAAGCGTTAATTGCTGTATCTATGGTTTCTCCAGCAGCAAAATCGGGAGCAATCTCAGCTATTTTATTCCTAATCATTTTTTCTAAAGGATTAGGGTTTTGTTTATCAGTATCAGTTTCAGGATTTTCTACAGGAATAAATCGTTTATTAGGAGCTAATAATTCAATTGATTGAACAACTTGTCTGCCACCCTGACCTCCCTTAAATTGCGCTCCTCCAATGACACTAACTACATCTTCCCCCTCTCTTAGTAATGGAAAACCTGCTTTTCTTTCGTTGTAATATTTTTGGCTTTCTACTGATGTTCTATAAGACCTCATCCCTTGTATAAATTTTAATAAAGGAGCCATTTCTTGAATAAAAGAATTAACAAATCCTTTTAATACTTGTGTTTGTGGCTGTGCGTCAACTAAAAACTGAGCCATGGCTTTTTTCCCCGCTTCTCGCGGCTTAATACCAGGATTTTCCGATTCTATTTTTTGTAATACTTGTTGATAAATTTTATTTAACTCAGAATTTTCTTTAATTAATCTCAGACGCTCCAGTGGTTTATTTGCAGGCACTAATGCGATTTCTTGTAATTTTTGAAGTCTTTCTGTAGTTTTACCTACTTCGGTGCGAGGAAAAGAAGCTTGTGTAGCTTTTTCTATACTTCCTGACCTGAAAAATTCTGATAAAAACGTTTCATATACTTGGTTTTTACCAATTAATTGTTCATCAATTTTTGTTATTGCGGATTTAATTTTTTTAGCTGTATTTTTAGCTGATGTTACGCCTATCTCTTCTGCAAAGGATTGACCTAGTTTCTCGAAATAACCAGTAACCATGTCATCAAGAACTCGTCCTGCAAGTTTAAAAGGAGACATTAAAATACGGCCAATTGCGCCTGCAACGCCTCCTTTGCTAGAGGATATTCTAATTTCTGACGATATTCGAGAAGTAGATCGATCAATCGTTTTCTCTACCCGATCTTGATACCCAGAAAACCGATGCTCAACAACAATTTTAGAGGGTGTTCTTATCTCTAGTGATGTTTTTTTTAATTCACGCAACTCTTGATTAAGAGAAACTAATGCGTCATCTTCGGCAAATACTTTAATAGGATTTGCTTTATAAAAATCAACTGTTTTCTTGAGGTCAACTCTTTTTAAAAGTAAATGACTGTTTAGCCCATAAAGCTGACGGTCATCGACGCTAACTTTAATTTTTAGTGGAGTCGTGCCAAGTTTAGTAACACGACGCTCTAGGGAAGAAAGCTGGTCTTTAGCCGATTTGATACCGCTATCATATTGGGCTGTATTTAGCCCTAGACCGATTTCTAAAGTACCAAGTGATAAAGACATTAGCTTTTCTCCCCTACTAATTGAA